CAAAAAGGACCTCGACCAGCTCGTCATGCTGGAAAACTACATCCCCGCCGGCATGATCGGCGACCAAAAAAAGCTGATCCAGGATCAGCAGAAGGAGGGCAAAGATGTCTGATAGCAACAGCCGGCAGGGCCGGCAGCTGCGGAGCACGCCGCAGCAGTTTTGTACCCGCGACGATGGCGGCGATCTCGTCATCGAGGGTTATTTTGCCGTGTTTGACAGCCCCTATGTCCTGTGGGACGGGGCAACCGAGATTGTCAAGCCGGGGGCATTTGCCGGATGTCTGTCCGGCGACATCCGCGCACTGATCGACCACGACACACGGCTTGTGCTCGGCCGAACCAAGGCCGGCACGCTGACGCTGCGCGAGGATGCGCGCGGCCTGTATGGCACAATCAAAATCAATCGGGACGATGCCGACGCCATGAGCCTCTATGCGCGCGTCCAGCGCGGTGACGTCGACCAGTGCTCGTTTGGGTTTGACATTGAGGAGGAGACCTTTGTCGACCTCGGCGGCGGACAGTGCCGCTGGGAGATCAACAAGGTCAACCCACTGTACGAGGTCTCGGTCGTGACCTATCCGGCTTACGAGGAGACCGCCGTCAAAGCCCGCCATGCGGATCTCGCCGAGATCCAGCGCCGGCAGGCCGAGGCGTGGAAAACCAAGATGATCAACAGACTGACAGGAGGAGATAACCATGGCACTTAAAGTACTGCTGCTGCGCAATAAGCTGTCCGCCGTCAACGCGACGCTCGCGCAGCTGCGTGAGCAGGCTGCGGCGCTGGAGACCCGCGAGAGCGAGCTGGCCGCAGACATCGAGGCGGCCCAGACCGACGACGAGCGCGCCGCCTGCGAGACGGCGATCGGCGAGTTTGAGGCGGACCGCGACAAGGTGACGGCAGACATCGAGGCCGCCGAGGCGGATGCCGCGAGTCTGACTGAGCAGATCGAGGCCGCCGAAGCCAACGCCGCCGAGGCCCGCAGCGCAGCCCACACCAACCCCACACATCACACTGAGAGAGGAGCACACAACACTATGCCTACCAACACCGCGGGCGATGCCCGCAGCCGTTTTTACGGCATGACTTACGCCCAGCGCGACGCATTTTTTGCCCGCGATGACGTCACCGCATTTTTGACCCGCACCCGTGAGATGCTTGGCCAGCAGCGCGCCGTGTCCAGCGCCGCGCTCGGCATCCCGGAGGTGATGCTGGACATCATCCGCGACAACATCAACCGCTACAGCAAGCTGATCGGCTACACCCGCCTGCGCCAGGTGCGCGGCAAGGCGCGCCAGAACATCGTCGGCACTGTGCCGGAGGCCGTGTGGACGGAGATGGTCGGCACGCTCAACGAGATGACTATCACCATCAACCAGGTCGAGACCGACGGCTACAAGGTTGGCGGCTATGTCTTTGTGTCCAACTGCTACCTCGAGGACGACAACAACATCGGCCTTGCGACCGAGATCCTTGACCAGCTCGGCCAGGCGATCGGCTACGCGCTGGACAAGGCCATCCTGTTTGGCACCGGCACCAAGATGCCGGTCGGCATCGCCACTCGCCTGGCGGCTGCAGCGTCTCCGGCGTGGTGGGGCACCAACCAGGGCACGTTTACCAACCTCAGCACCAGCAACGTCAAAAAGCTCAACATCGCCGCCAAAAACGGTGCGGAGTTTTACGCCGATCTCATCGGCGCGCTGGGTGTCGCCGATACCAAGTATTCGGCCGGAAAACCCGTCTGGGTGTGCAACCACAAGACGCACATTGACCTGCAGGCCAAGGCACTGGCCTTTAACAGCGCGGCTGCCCTGACCGCCGGCGTCACGTCCGAGCTGCCAGTCATCGGCGGTCAGATTGTGGAGCTGGACTTTGTCCCGGACAACCAGATCATGGGTGGCTACATGGATCTGTATCTGCTGGCCGAGCGCGAGGGCACAACCCTCGAGCAGTCCACGGAGGTCAAATTTATCGAGGACCAGACTGCGTTTAAGGCAACCGCCCGCTACGATGGCAAGCCGGTGCGCGGCGAGGCGTTTGTGATCGTCCGCTACGACAACACGGCGGCGACCACCAGCCTGACCTTTGCGTCTGACGCGGCCAACACGACGCAGTCCACGCCGCCCGCTGGCGGCAGCGACTAATGGCGGACGTCAGCTCGGCCGAGACGGTGCTTGCGCTGCTCAAGGCTGATCTCGGCGTGACGCATACCAAGCGCGACGAGTACTTTGCGGCGCTGATCGCGGCTGCAGCCAAGATGCTGCGGACGGAGGGCATCATCCTCGACCTGAGTGATCAGGCCGACCAGCTGCTGCTGGAGATGTACGCCGCGCACCTGCACGAGCGCAGGCAGCAGCCGACCATGGCAATGCCGCGCTACCTGCGGGCAAAAATCAACAATCGGCTCTGCCATCAGCGGATGCAGGGCTAAGGTACAACACGCCGGTGTGTCCAAATTGGACACACCGGCAAAGGAGGGAGACGTGTGTACGATGATGTAATCAATCTGATCGCCATTGACGAGCGCGGCAACGACGTCGGCAAGCACGAGGTGTTTTGCCGGCGCGAAAGCATCACGCGCGCCGAGCACTACCAGGCCGCGGCCGTCGGGCTGCACCCGTCGGTGCAGTTTCGGCTGGCCGACTGGCGAGACTACGACGGACAGCGCTTTGTCGAGCACGATGGAAAGCGCTACATCGTCGAGCGCACCTACGAGACGCGGGACGGCGGGCTTGAGATCGTGGTGAGGTGACGGGCGCATGATGGTGATGGCAAACGAGCTCGGCGATGCGATCGCGGGTGTGCTGGCTGAGTACAGCCGTGACGTGCAGGATAAGCTGCGCAAAATCGTAGATGCAAGTATGCGCGAGCTGGTGATCACTACGCGCAAAACCGCGCCGAGGCGCAAGTCCGGCATCGGGCACTACTACAAGCAGATCGCGTCCAAGCTGACGCTTGATACGGACAGCGGATACGCGCGGACGTGGTACGTCAAATGGCCGGACTACCGGCTGACGCACCTGCTGGAGTTTGGGCACCAAAAGGTCAACGGAGGCCGCGTCGAAGGCACGCATTTTTTGCAAAAAGCGGTGACACAAGTCACCGAGAAGTACTTGCAGCAAGTGGAGGAGGCGGTAAGCGGTGGCTGATATCATCCCGGTGGTGCTGGAGGGCATCCGATACACAGAGACAGTCTGGGCGATGCCGCCGGAGCTGCCATATGCCGTGTATCATGATCACATCGACCGACGTGGCGCTGACCTGTATAACGGGATCACAGACCACGACATCACCGTGGAGCTCTACGCGCGTAAGCCGGTGCCGGAGCTGGAGAACCAGATCGGCCGGCGGCTCGACGCGCTCGGCATCGAGTACGTCCGGCAGGAGCGCGAGTGGATCGACACGGAGCACTTTTTTATGACGGTGTATGACTTTACGTACACCGAGAAAGGATTTTGACTATGGCACTTAGTAAGCGCAAAGATATCACGCTGGGGTCCGGCAAGCTTTACGCACAGGAGTACACCGGCACGACCGTGCCGGAGACCGAGGCGATCTGCACGGACGACAACATCCTGGGCTACATCTCCGGCGGCGCGACGCTGTCGTACAAGCCCACCTTTTACACTGCCAAGGACGATCTTGGACTTGTGTCCAAGACGGTGATCACCGCCGAGGAGGTGACGCTTAAGTCCGGCGTGATGACGTGGGACGGCGACACGTTGGCCAAGCTCAGCGCGACTGCCCGCGTGACGGAGACCGACGCAGCGAGCGGAAAGCCCGCGAAGCGATCCGTTAAGATCGGCGGCGTCGACAACGCCGACGGCAAAAAGTACGTGCTGTGCTTTAAGCACGCTGACAAGGACGGCAAGCGCGAGCTTTACGTGCGCATCGTCGGCAAAAACCAGTCCGGCTTTGAGATCGCCTTTGTGAAAGACAAGGAGACCGTGATCGACGCCGAGTTTGCTGCCGACCCGATGGACTCGGAGGGCACGCTGATCTACTACGATGAGGTGTACACGGCATGACAAATCGCTTTACACTTGGCCAGCACAAGGCAATCTTTACGCTGGAGCTGCAGGACGGCCGCGAGCTGCTGCTGACCGTGCCGCCGCTGAGCGTTTTTAAACGGATGACGGCTATGCAGGACAGCGCGGGCGTGGACGAGATGATCGACATCGTCTGCGACATCCTTAACTGCAACCGCACGGGCGCGACGCTTACGCCCAAGGAGGTCGCCGGGCTTTTTGCCTTTGACGATCTCGTCGGCTTTTTTGCCGCATACTCGGACTTTGTCTCGGGGGCGACCAAGGCAAAAAACTGACAATCCCGTACTATCCCGATGACGGTGATGGTACGGGATGCCACTACACGATCGAGACGGTCGGAGAGCATCTGGTGGCACAGTACGCCAACATGCCCTTGCCGGACGTCTGCGATCTGCTGCTGGATGACTATATGCTGCTGCTGCGCGACGCCTTTATCGCGCGCAAGCTGCAGTCAGCAGACGGCCGCGAGTATCTGGATAACGCCTGGAGGCTGGAGCAGACTGAGCCGGATGTGGACGGGCTGCGCAGCACTTTCGGGCGGCAGGAGGAGGTGGATGCTTGAGCGGCAAAGGTACGACACTTAAGGGCATCACCGTCGAGATCGGCGGCGACACCACAAAGCTTGGCGACGCGATCCTTAAGGCGCGCAAGTCGGCAAAAGATTTGAGCGGCGAGCTACGCGGCGTCGAGTCGCTGCTTAAGCTTGATCCCACCAATACTGTCCTGCTTGCGCAAAAGCAGGACATCCTCGCCGAGTCGATCGCCGGTGCTAAGGACAAGCTTAAGATGCTGATCGCGGCGCAGGAGTCGATGTCCAAGCAGCTCGCCGATGGCAAGATCAGCCCGGAGCAGTACCGCGATTTTGAGCGGGAGATCGAGTCGACGCGCCAGCAGCTCACCCGGCTGGAGGCAGCCGCCTCCGGGACGGACGACGCCGTCGCTGATGTCGGTGACGCAGCCGAGGAGGCCGGCGAAAAAGCCGAAAAAGCCTCCGGCGGATGGACCGTCTTAAAGGGCGTGATGTCGGATCTCGCCTCGAGCGCGATCAAGGCAGCTGTAAGCACCGTCGTGGACGGTGCGAAAAAGATGGTATCTGCCGACCTGGAGTACAACCAGGCGATGGAGGGGTACGTCACAAACTTTACGACGATGCTCGGCGGGAGCTCGGAGGCTGCCAACGGCATGGTCGGAAGCCTGCAAAAGCTGGCATCGGCCACGCCGCTGGCCATGTCGGACCTCGCCGGCGGCGCGCAGACACTGCTTGCCTTTGGCGTGGCGTCGGACGACGTGTCCGGCACGCTGCAGCGCCTTGGCGACATCTCGCTCGGCAATGCCGACAAAATGCAGTCGCTCGCCCGCGCCTACGGCAAGGCCACGGCGCAGGGCAAGCTAACCGGCGAGACCGTCCAGATGATGATCGACGCCGGCTGGAACCCGCTGATCGACATCTGCGATCAGACGGGCGAAAGCATGGAGGATGTGCAAAAGCGCATGGCCGCCGGCAGCATCTCCGCCGAGGAGCTGACGCAGGCGGTAAATCACGCGACGGACGCGGGCGGCAAATTTGCCGGCGGCATGGAGGCGGCCAGTAAGACGGTCGCCGGTCTGACGTCGACACTGCAGGACAACGTCAACGCGATGCTGGGCAAGCTAATGCAGCCGGTATCCGACGCGATGCTGTCGACGCTGCTTCCGACGGCGATCGACGCCGTCGACCAGCTGACGATGGCGTTTGAGGATGAGGGCATAGACGGCTTTTCGCGCGTCGCCGGCAGCCTGATCGCGTCGCTGTCCGCGCAGCTGGTATCATACGCGCCGCAGGCAATCCCGGCAGCGCTTGCCTTTATCGGCGCATTGGTGACGGGGCTGCTTTTGGCGACGCCGGACCTGACGGGTACGGCGATCGAGCTGGTGGGCGCGCTGCTGCTCGGCATCGCGGATCAGCTGCCGGGCATCATCACTGCGGCGATGTCCGCGCTGCTCGGCATTGTGGGCAAGATCACGTCCCCCGAGTCGATCACGCTGCTGATCCAGGCTGCGATGCAGCTGATGCTGGCACTTGCCCGTGGGCTTATTGCGGCGATCCCGCAGCTGATCGATGCCGTCCCTGGCATCATCACAAATCTCGTAGAGTCTTTTTACGCGATGCTGCCGGAGATCATCGGCGTGGGCATCGAGATCGTCATCGCGCTGGCGTCCGGGCTTGTGTCCAACGCCGGGCACATCACCGCGGCTGTGCCGCGTCTGGTGGAGACGATCGTCCGCGGCTTTTTGGCCGCCGTAAAGTCCTACTGGGACATCGGCAAGTCCATTGTCGATGGCATCCGGCAAGGCATCACGGAGCAGTGGCAGCGGCTTAAGTCGGATGTGTCCAACCTTTTTACGGGGCTTGTCAGCTGGATCAAAAATTTGCTCGGCATCCACAGCCCGTCGCGCGTCTTTGCGGATATCGGCCAAAACATGGCGGCCGGCATCGGCGACGGCTGGGCGTCTACGATTGGCGACATCAATCGCCAGATCGGCGAGTCGCTGCAGCCGCAGTACGTCGTCGGCGTGGATATGCAGGGGCTGTATGCGCAGGCGGCTACGCTGCAATCGGCCGCTGCTCCGGGCGCCGGCGGCGACATCGCCGCCGTGATCGAGCGCATGGACCGCCTCGAGCGCGCGATCACCGGGATGCAGATCTATATGGACGGCGACGCGCTTGTCGGCTCTGTCGCCACGCGCATGGACTATGCGCTCGGCGGCATCTACACAAGCAGGGCACGGAGGACTATTTAATGGCACTATCTTGTAAAATCGGCGGCGTGCAGTACGCCGGCCTGGAGCTGATGGGCGTGCAGATCGGACTGCCGGACGTAAAAACGCAGACCGTCAGCGTCCCCGGCGCGGGCGGCGAGCTGGATCTTACCGACGCACTGACCGGCGAGCCTATCTTTGGCAACCGCGCTATCAAGCTTAAGCTCGGTTTTTGCCCGCACGGATCTTTTGACTTTTACGCTTTCGCTGCTGCCGTGCATGGGCAGCGGCGAAAGCTGGAGCTCGACGGCCGCGACGGCTACTACATCGGGCGATGCACGGTGGGCACGCCGGACACATCGCTGGATCGCACGATCTTTGACCTGACGATCAACGCAGACCCTTACCGGCTGGACGACGCCGAGGTATCCGTAAAGATCCCGATGCTCGCGGCGTCGGACAACATCCTGATCGGTCGGAGCGTGACGGCGAGCGGGTCGTCAGGGTCGGTGGATGAGCACTATGATGTCGTCGGGGACGGAGCAAGCAGCGTGCTACGCATCAAGTCCGTTGTCGACACCGGTGGCGGCGTGTATGGCTACGCACGCTTCCGGCTGCCATGGCCGACCGCCGGAAGCTGCCTTGTGTCCGCGGATATCACCGGCGGGTGGTATACCATCGTGGACGTATCCGGTAAGCCATATGGCGACGGCAAAAGCAGGTGGATCTCCAGCGTGCCGGTCGGCGGGCTGTACATGATGCTGGAGACGATCAACCCCGGCGGGTGCACAGCAAGCAACATCAAGCTTTTCCGCGCGCAGCCCGGATCGCTTGCCGGGCTGTGCAGCGACCGGCTGATGTATCCGGCTTCCGACCAAGGCCGTGTGCAGATCTATCGCTGTGATCGCACGTATGCCCCGGCGACGCTCGGCGACCGCGAGACATCCAGCCCGTATCTGCAGATCCGCAAGACGCCGGACTACGCATACGCGATCGGCGGCGCGGCCGGCGAGCTTACGCTTACCGGGCGGAGGGGGTGGATCTGATGTACGCTGGCTATACAGACGGTACGCTGCTTTTTGCGGTCGGCATGGCCGGGCGCGAGATCTCTGCCGGCACGCTGCACCGCGCAGTCGGCGAGATCGACTCGGCGGATTTTGTGCTGCCGCCGTCCAACGCCATGCGCGACGTGCCGATCAAGCGCGCATCCGTGATCTCGATCCAAAAAGACGGGACGGAGATCTTTCGCGGCAGCTTGACTGACACGTCCACGGATCTGCGCGGCAGCCGCACCTATAGCGTGGACGGTGCGATGCTGTGGCTGGACGATATATGCAAAGCACCTTTTACGCTGTCACCAAGCACCGTGGAGTACTACGTCACCGCGCTGCTGACGCAGTATAACGCTGCGTGCGCACCTGCGCGTAAGATCTTGCTTGGTACGGTGGACTCCGCGCTGCCGACGCTGTCCGTGCAGCATACAGAGTATGTATCTACGCTGTCGCTGCTGCAGGAGGCCATGACGGCCGTTGGCGGGACGATGCGCCTGCGATACTCCGGAGGCAACGTATACCTGGATGTGCACAAAAGCTATCGCCATATGTGCACACAGCAGGTGGACATCCGCAAAAATTTACTAAATCTTACCGACAAAATCGACGGCGCGAACTTGCTGACGCGCGTCTACCCAGTCGGCAAGGACGGGCTGACGATCGACAGCGTAAACGGCGGGGTCCCGTATCTGATCAACGCAGACGCCGAGGCGCTGTATGGCCGCATCGACGGTACGGTGCAGGTAGACACGGATGATCCTGCCGTGCTTAAGTCGACGGCGGCGTCTTATCTTGCCAAAAACTGCGGCCTGTCGCGTGGAATCGAGGTCAGCGCGGCGGACCTGTCCGGTGCAGACACGGAGCTGGAGCCTTTTGATGTCGGCGACAGCGTGCGCGTGGTGTCGCCGCCGCACGGCATCGACGCCGTGATGACGGTGTCCAAAGTGGACACAAGTCTCGTCGGCGACAAAGACAGCCTGACGCTTGGCTGGGGCAGTAAGACGCTGACCGGCGCCGTCGCCTCCGGCGGCGGGTCAGCGGGCGGGTCTGTGGCTGCGTCTGGCGGAGGGATCGACGTGGACAGCGCGCTATCTGACACATCCACAAATCCGGTGCAAAACCGGGCGATCAAGGCCGCGCTGGACACCAAGGCCGACAAGACTGCCCTGGGCGATAAGATGGACAAGTCCGGCGGGACTTTTACGGGCAATGTCGCCGGCAAGTACTTTACCGGTACATGGCTGCAGACAACAGAGGCAACCGACCTCGGCCGCGTACCCGGCAAGATCGCCGTACTGGATGAGTCTGGCTGGGTGTACTATCGCACACCGGCCGAGCTGCTGGCCGACATCGGCGCCATGTCTGGCAGAGATTACTACACCAAGGCGGAGACGGATGCTGCCATCGCCGTGCGTGCGAGCCTGTCGCACTACGGCACAACCATGCTGTCGACCAGAATCGATTCCATCAGCAAGGTGCTTGCAGCCACGCCATACGCGGTAAAAACGGCGCTGGACGCGGCAAAAGCATATGCGGATAGCGTCGTCACCGGCTCGGACTATGTCACCGAGCAGGGGGCGAATGACTTTTGGACGTGGCGCAAGTGGAGCAGCGGCATTGCGGAGCTGTGGGCGGTATCCGGCGTCGATCAGATTGCGATCACGTCCGCGTGGGGCAGCATGTACTATGGCACGTGGATGGACTTGCCGAGCAACGTCACAGCACGGCAGTATCCTTTTGCTTTTATCGCCACGCCGTTGGTATCGGCGTCTTATAGCGGCGGGGATAAGGACGCTTGGCTGATATCCACTTTTGGCGCAAGCGACGATCTGCTTACCCGCGCGCCGGCGTATGCACTCGCACGGCCTACCACGGCGACGATACTAACTCCACGCATCAGCTACTACGTCGTAGGCAGATACAAGTAATGGGACATCGTATGACAAGCAAAAAGCAAACGGAGGTGCTATATGGATCATGTAATCACAGATAATCGCGCGTGGGTGCCCACGGAGATCATGGTAAGCGCGGCAATCATGGCAAAGGCCGGCGCGGAGATCGACGCAGCGCTCGGCCGCGAGCAGGCGGCCGGCACGATCATCTACACGGCAGGGTACGATCAGATCAAGCAAAAGGCGCTCGACGGCAGCTGGGCGGAGGTGGCAAAGTGACAGCAAAGGATATAATCCTTGCGCGACGGCTCGGCGGCGGGTCTGGCGGCGGAGGCGGAGACGCTATCACGGACGGCATCGTCGTCAAAGAGCGAAACGCGGACGGCTATGCCACGGTAGTGGACTTTTACGGAACTGATATACACGTGGCGCAGTTTTACGGCGGCAGCGCGTACACGGCTGCAGAAATCACGCCTTTCAAGCATTTGACAACAATTAACACAAAAAACGACATAAAATCCATCGGCAGTTTCGGGCTCGCGGGGTTGCCAAATCTCCAGCCGCAAGGGCTGGATCTGTCGCGCGTTGAACGGCTGTCGGGCATGCAATTCGGGACAGGCTCAAACTCTGCGGAATTTGCGCTTATCTGCCCACAGTGCGTCGAAATAACAGAAAATGGATGCAAAGGCAGCGGCATTACATCCGCATCTTTCCCGGTACTCACAAAAATAGGAAACGGCGCTTTTTCCGGGTGTACGCGCGTGAAGGCGATTGCGATCCCTAAAATTACGGCTCTTGGCATTTACACATCGGCCATCTTTAAGAACTGCAAGGCTATGGAGACGCTTGACGTCGGAAGTATCGGCCACGCCGTTACATCTTGGGGCTCCGGAAATTTTGATGGGTGTACGCAAGCCGGGCTTGTAATCACAATGCATACTACGGGCGCAAAAACCGACGCGCTGATCGCAAGCATCAGGGATGGCGCGACGAACGCCACTATCATCATCAAGGCGGCGGAGGACACCACATACGGCGGCAAGGACTATGCTGCCGGAGACACCATCATCACATCGACGCCGGAGGTGACAGCATGACACAGCGACCTATCATCTACACATATGGAGACGGCACGACGCGTCGCCGCATAAATCTGCTGGCCGGTGACGGCAAGCTGCTAACTAACGACGGTGGCGTGACGACCTACACCTGCGTCGACGTAGACACGACCGACGGATGAGGAGATCAGCGACACGGAGGCGCTGCGGATCATAACGGGAGGTGCTACCGATGACACGTAATGACGCGATGGCTTACCGCGCGGCGATCGATCTGGCTGCGCAGTCGCTGGACGACACCAAGGCCGTGGAGGCACAGTGCCTGTATCCAGGCTTTGCAGTAGGAGTCCCTTACGCTGCCGGAGACCGGGTGGTGTATGACGGCAAGCTGTACAAGGTGCTGCAGGCGCACACCAGCCAGGCGGACTGGACGCCGCCGTCCGCGCCGTCGCTTTTCGCCGAGGTGCTGCCCGGGCAGGGCGGCACCGGCATCGGCGAGTGGAAGCAGCCGGGCAGCACAAATCCCTACAAAAAGGGCGACAAAGTGACGCACAACGGCAAAACATGGGAGTCAACGGCCGACAACAACGTATGGGAGCCCGGCGTGTACGGCTGGACGGAGGTGTAAAGGATGGACATCGTGGAGGCTATTGCTGCGAAAAACAAGTGCTACCAGGTCGGCGCGCCGCTGACGCCGCAGGGCATCATGCTGCACAGCATCGGCGTGCCGCAGCCTAACGCGGCGGTGATGGCACGCAGCTACAACCAGTACCAGCCGGGCGGGAGGAGCGTGTGCGTGCACGGCTTTATCCAGCGCGACGGGACGTACTACCAGACGCTGCCGTACACCATGCGCGCGTGGCACTGTGGTGGCGCAGCGAACGCAACGCACATCGGCATCGAGATGACGGAGCCTGCGTCCATCGTCTATACCGGCGGCGCGAGCTGGCGCGACCTTGACCCGGCTGCGACCGAGGCGCACGTGCGCGGGACGTATGCCGCAGCCGTGGAGCTTTTCGCGCAGCTGTGCACGCAGTACGCGCTGGACCCGCTGGAGGACGGCGTTATCATCAGCCACGCCGAGGGCGCGGCAAGAGGCATCGCCAGCGCGCACGCAGATCCCACACACCTATGGCGGGCGTTTGGGCTGACGATGGACGGCTTTCGGGCGGACGTTGCGGCCAAGATGACCGCAGGAAATACAGACGAGGAGGACGACGACATGGTAAGATACGACAGCATTGACGACGTGCCCGGCTGGGCGCAGGACACGGTGCGCGCGCTGATGGACGCGGGAGCGCTGCAGGGTGACGATCAGGGGCGGCTGGACCTGTCGCTGGATATGATCCGCGGCATGGTGATCGGCAAGCGGTACGCGGACGCGCGCAGCCCCAGATACGCCACGATCGACGACGTGCCCGGCTGGGCGCGCGAGGAGACGCAGCGGCTGATCGACCGGGATGTACTCAGCGGTGTCGGAAACGGCAAGCTGGACTTGTCGCTGGACATGCTGCGCACGATGCTCGTGTGCCAGCGGATGATGGACACCGCTGGCAGCAGGAAGTGAGGCGCGGATGTCGGAGGTTGTCATTGCCGCGCTGGTCAGCGCAGCGGCCGCCATTGTGGTCGGCCTCATCAACAGCCGCGCGCAGCACAACAAGCTGATCGCGGAGCTGGACAAGCGCGACGAGCTGCAGGCGTATCGCATTGAGCAGCTCGAGCGCAAGGTGGACAAGCACAATCAGGTCATCGCGCGTACATATAAGCTGGAGGAGTGCACCGAGCTCCTCGGCGAGCGCATCAAGGTGGCCAATCACCGGATCGATGATCTGGAGCACAAAAATTAAGAGGAGGACATCATTATGGAACTTGGTATTGCATCTGTGGCGGCGATCACCGCCATCGCGTATCTGCTGGGCATGGCCGTCAAGGCGACCGAGACCGCGGACAAGTGGATCCCGATCATCTGCGGCGCGACCGGCCTGATCCTTGGCGTCGTCGCCTGGGCGATGGGTGTGCCGGACTTTCCGGCGCACGACTGGCTCAACGCTGCGGCCGTCGGCATCGTGTCCGGATGGGCGGCGACGGGGCTGAATCAGAGCGTGAAGCAGCTGACGGATAATAAATAATTGGGCAAAGTAAGGCCGCCGGAGCGTAAGTGCTCCGGCGGCTTTGTGATTTTAAATTTCTGTGCCATCTGGCAGCGTAAACTTGATGTTGACTTTGCAGCCGAGTGCTTCTCCGACGCGCTCCCATTCTTCTACGGTAAATTTTCCGGTATTCAGCCGTTTGTTAAGCAGCTGGGGGGACCATCCGAGCCGTCGCGCCAGCTCGGAGTTTGTAATCCCAAAATACGCAAGCTTCATTTCAATTATTTGCCGCGCTGTCACGGTATCACTTCCTTCTGTTAGATAGCATAACCTATTTAGTTTAACGTGTCAACTAAAAATTTTCTGAAATATCCGAAAAAGTTAAAATATATGGTTGACATTATAAACTATTTGGTTTATAATAATACTCGTA